ATTGGGTAAAGGTCTTTCTATGACTGACAGCTCTGACCTGATTGTTACTGACGGTGTAAGTTCAGGCGTTAACTCTTATAAGACATTGTTCTTACAAGAAAATGCTGTACGCATCGAGCAATCAGAGGAGGAAAGCATGTGGAACGGTCTTGTAGATGGTAAGGAAAACTTACTATTCAGAGTACAAGGCGAATATGCTATCACTGTTAAGGTGAAAGGATACGAATACTCCGATACAGGCGCTAACCCTGCTGACTCAGCACTTGGTAACACAAGTAACTGGTCACAAGTGGCAACCGACTTGAAAGACACCGCAGGTGTTTATATCGAGACTGCATAAACTTAATTGAGTGGGGGAATTTACCCTCACTCTTTTTAAAGCCTGAATAGCTCAATGGCAGAGCAATGGTTTTGTAAACCATAGGTTGTAAGTTCGAATCTTACTTTAGGCTCTAATAACTAAAATTATACCCGATGGCTTTCTATACTCCTGTTTTTTTTGATACGTCTGAACAAGATGATTTAGACTTACTGCATAGCTCGGTAAGGACTGACTCAGAGCTTGATAACGTGGTAGCCAACGTAGAGTATGAGATATTGGATTACTACAAGCAGAGACCATCTATACCTATTCTATTGCAAACAGGTAGAGAGAATCTATACACTACTAATGAAATTCAGGTACGGCTTTTAGATTACGATAATGACACCCCGTCTGATAGTGAGCAAGAACTAAAGGACGCTCTTAAAAAGACGATTGCAGAAATTACAAGTTGGGTTATAAGAAATTACAACAACTCACAGAATGTAGATTCTATTAAACAAGGTAAACGAAGCATAAGTTATTACGGGCTGTCTCCAAGTTGGAAAGATTTCCCAAGTGGATGGCAACGATGGCTTAAAAACTTTGATGACAGAGAGGCATTGTATTCAATATGAGTGCTTTTGATATTTTTCAAACAGTTGAGGCTACTATGAAGAAGATAACCGTAGATGGTTTCGGTGATGAAACCGCCTCCACTACCTTTACCGTTGATATTGACCCTGTACTTGGAAGGCGTAGAATATTTACTAATGACCAAGAAGAAATTGAAGGATTTGAAACGGTTATAAGCCCTAATTCAAACATTGACCTAACGCATGAGCGTTGGGATTTAACGTATAACGGGCGAACGTATCAGATAGAAGGGTTAGAGCCTTTCTATGTTATCGGAACGGATGAGATAGACCACTATGAGGCTACACTGAGGTAGAATAGATATGAGTTGGGTAAAATGGCGAGGTAAAGAACTTATTGACAGGATGGAATCTGCAGCGGCTACGGCTGTTATGGATACTGCCAATGCCGTAGGTGCTGAATCAGACCAACAAGTACCACATGATGAAGGTACGCTTCAGCAGTCTAAAACGATTATGGCTAACCCTGCAGATAAGACAAAAGTAAATATCGGTTACGGTGGTGGCGGGCAAAGCGGATTCCCTGTTATACCGTATGCTGTTAAGTGGCATGAAGTCCCTGCCAATTTCCAGAAAGGAAGGAAGCATAATTATTTAAGGGACCCGATTAACAACGTAGCACCAAGAGAATTAAAGAAGAATCTTAAAAAAGCAATACAATGATACGACATACAACAAACCGATGGTATCACGGGCGAAGGGTTAAACCTCACGATCCTGTGATTGGAAGCGATAAGCAGAAGCAGAACCTTATAGACTGCAACCAAGCCTACGATGACGGCTTAGAAGCAGAACCAAAGCCATCTATGGACGATACAAAGGCAGAGATAATTGAATATCTGAATGCTCACTATATCGAGCATAACAGCAACGCAACGAAAGCAGAATTACTTGAACTGATATGATTGCAACGGGCTTAAAGGATTACTTAGAGGCTGAAAGCGTAGGCACGTTTGGAACGGATTTGTTCATTTCAAAAATGCCCGACACGCCTAATGATGTACTATGTATTTATGACCAAACAGCCCCCGTATTACCTGAGATGTCGAGCTATGATGCAAACAACTTTGGAACGAAGATATTAGTCAGAGGTAGCTATTCATTTTGTAAAACTACCATATTAGCTCTGTTACGAAAGATACCGATGTTAGCAGGGGTTTATGACAGCATACAGATTATTGATTCCCGCATTGAAGGGTTTACTGAATTTATAGAAGTAGATGATAAAGGCAGAAGATTATACAGCTTGAATTTTTCACACTATTGCAACATAGGTAACAACAAAAACAGAACTGGAAATTACACACCATGAGTTATTTCACCCAACATATACAGGACTTCAAAGATTTAGGAATAGTTAACGGTGTCAGTTTTGGTACGGTTGGCGTCTCAAAAATGGACATAGTGGCAATGAATGAACTTATACAATCAACAGGTAATTCCATCCTTGTTCTCCTTGCAGTTGGTTACACCGCTTTTAAGTGTTACCGAATGCTTAGAGATATGAAATGGGATAAACAAGACCGAGAAAACGAACTTAACGATAACTAAACAACTAAGACAATGGCAGAAAGCGAAAAAAGAGTAGCGGGTTTTAACGTGTCAGACGGCACGAATACCCTTGCTAACGTAACATCATACGAAATAGCATCCGAAATATCAGAGGAAGAAGTAGCGGGCTTAGGCGATACCGTAGGCTCTCCCCCTATCATAAGTGAGAAATACCTTGCAGTGAGTGTTGGTAAAACAGCCTCCGTATCGGGTATTGTATTCACAGGCGAAGGATCAAGCGGAACAGGCCCCGATGACGCTTCTATACAAGCATTCAGAACCAACGCTGAAACAGGAGCCGAAATGACCCTTGAATATCGCTATACAGACGATTCAGGGTATGATTTGACAGGATTTTTCACTAATTTTACCTATACAGGTGATAAAGGTGAAGCGACTGAGAAATACTCAGCATCGTTCCGAGTCAATACTAAAACTGATGTAATTCTATAATGAATAATCAAGCAGAAGCCCTAAGACGGGAAACGGAAAAAGAAGGAATAAGAGAACGCAAAAAGTTAATCATTGACTTTGATGAAGCAGTAGCCGAACAAAAGGCAGATGCTATTGAAGTTAAGTTTGACGGTCAGGTTTTTAAATTACCATCAACTCCCCCCGCTTGGCTTCCATTGTTCATCAATCGCCAACAGAATGAAGATGGTGTTATTGATGACATGAAGAATCTTGAAATCATAGAACGGCTTTTAGGAGAAGAATTTGCATCTAAGATACTTGATGCTGATAACTTCATATCCTTTCAGTTAGTTAATGACCGTATCCTAAGCCCCCTCTTTAATGAATGGGGAATGGAGATGGAAGATGAGTCGGGAAAGGTGAAAACCCCCTCCTAATAAATTGGGGGTGGGGCTATATTGAAGCCGACTTTCAGAGATTCTACAATATTGATGCAAACCAAGCTGTATGGCAGGATGAGATGAGCATGAGGCGGTTTAAAGTTCTTTTAATGGGCTTACCCGCTGATTCTGCTTGGCAACACTTCTTGCAAGACAAAGATAAATACAACTTGGCAATTTATAACCCTGATAAACTAAGAGTGAGGTAATACCATAGCTTTTTCAGTCGGCACAGTCGAAGCAACCATAGGCGGTAATATAAAGCCGTACATGAGTGCTATATCTAAAGTTAAAAGCGAGGGCTTAAAAGTAGCTAAAGTTGTTGGCGATAGGTTTACAAGGGTAGGCAAGTCGCTTACTTTAGGGGTTACACTGCCCGTCGTAGGACTTGGTACGGCTCTTATAAAAACTGCTTCTGATGCTGAAGAAACTGCATCTAAGTTTGGTGTCGTTTTTTCAGATATATCAGGCGATGCCCAAAAGGCTTTTAAGACGTTACGTAATGAATACGGTCTTAGCTCAAACGCTTCTAAACAACTTTTGAGCGACACTGGAGATTTATTAACGGGATTTGGATTTACTCAGGAAACGGCTTTAGATTTATCTACACAGGTAAACAAATTAGCCGTTGACCTTGCATCATTTACAAACTTTTCAGGGGGTGCAGAGGGGGCATCAAAAGCACTTACAAAGGCACTTCTTGGAGAGCGTGAATCTGTTAAATCTTTGGGAATATCTATTCTTGAAGTAGATGTGAATGCTAAGATGTTAGAAAATTCCCAAAAAGGATTAACATTTGAAACGGAAAGACAAGCTAAAGCCTTCGCTACTTTACAATTAGCACAAGAACAAAGTAAAAATGCTATTGGTGATTTTGCACGTACTCAGGATTCATTCGCTAATCAAATGCGGGTATTAAAAGAGCGTATAAAAGATGTAGCTACTGAGTTTGGTAATGAGTTAATGCCACTTGCTAAACAAATGGTTGGCGTTGCCCAAAGTGTTGTTGATAGATTTTCAAAGATGTCAGCAGAAGGTAAAAAGTTATCGCTTATTATAGCAGGTATAGCGGCGGCCGTTGGGCCGACACTTCTTATAATTGGTTCATTTGCTAAAGCATTGGTGAGTTTAAATATCATTATACCTAAAGTAGTAATAGCGATGAAAGCCCTAACATCTACCATGATGGCTAACCCTTACTTAGCTGTTGCAGGTGCTATTGCTCTTATAGCAACAAGGGCTTACTTGGCATTTAGGAGGGCAAGAGAACTTAACAATGAGATAAAGGATGCTCTTACATTAGATGTAACAACTACGGCTTTAACAGATATAAATGACACGATAAAAACTGTTAAGGAAGAAATTAAAGACCTTCAAGGTAGTAATAGGCAAGGTATTCTTGGTGTGAGCATGAAAGACCAACAACGCCTGACAGAGCTTAATGAAAAACTTACAGAGCTAAAGAATCAACGTGCTGAAATAGCAATGGGGTTGCTTAAAAATGAACTTGAAAACACAAGTGATGAGGCAGGTAATACTTCTGATTCTGTTATATCATTAACAAATAGTTACAAAGACTTTATGGTGGTCGCTAAACAGGTTAATGACCAACCTATTTTTGACCCTTTAGCTATTGATAACGCATACCAAATGCAAAAGTCAGTAGAGAATCTTTATACTCCATTATCTCAATTAATGGATGTGCCCATAAATCTACCTGAAAAAATGTTTCCACCGGGTTCATTAGGTTTTTTAAATGAATCATTGGCTAATTTAAGAACTCAATTATTAATGGCTACCGACCCTGAAATAATATCTGGGATACTTAGTAAGATTGAATCAACAGAAGAACAGATTAGAAATCTAACAGGGACAGCAAGTGAATCAGCTATGGGAATGGCTGTTTTTGCTGATGTATTAGGACAAGTATTTTCACAAGCTGTTTTACATGCAAGAAATTTACAAGATGTTCTTAAAAATGTATTAAAACAATTAGCCTCTAAGGCTTTTGTTACGGGTATTGGCATTTTGTTAACGGGTGGATTTAGTGGTTTTAAAGACATATTCAAAGGCGGATTTGGCAAGGGAATAGGTAAGCTAATCGGTATTGGTGACGGCATGATAACAGGAGACGGAACCGTTGTTAAGATGCACCCTAACGATAAGATGTTTGCTATGAAAGACGGCAGAACGCCTAACATGGGCGGTGGCAATATTAGTGAGGGTTCAATGAGTAGAGCATTTGAAATGGCTATGGATAGAAAATTAAACAAATTGGGGCCAAGAGAAATTTATGCTTTATCACAAGAAGGAAAATATAACTAATGGCTACAAGGGCATATTACGAACAAGAGAATAATTTTGGCGTTCTTGATAGAATAGAGATAGAGGATGCTAATTTTAGTGGCACAGCTATTGAATTAGGTGGGCGTGCCCCTTCTGCGTTTGATTTTGAGCATAGAGAAGTCACAGGAGAGCAAAGAGATTACCTATCATTATTTGAAAATCAAATCATAATGGGTGTTCTTGATTTTTATCCCAGAATTGATACAGAATCAAAAAAGACATTAGTTGAGGATATAGCGGATTCACCAAATAGAGATATACAGATTATTTGGAAGCGTGATGGCGATGTAGTTTGGCGCGGTTATCCTTATGGTAGAGTTGTAGAGTACCCTGAAAAAGAACAATATAATGTTAAAATACAATTCAGGGATTTTGAGATATTAAAAGGTAAAGAATACACCTTAGATGATACAAGACAAAAATTACGGGCATCGCTTACAACAATATTGAATTTTACACTTAATGCTCTTCTAACATCTGACGAGCCAATAAGAACTGCGACATCTTGGCAAGAAGAAAATACAACTGTTACTGATGATTTCATTAATCAAGTGTATGCCGATACATATGCTTTAAGGGATTATGCAAGTGATGGTTTTTCTACTGATCAAACTATAAGTTACTATCAGGCTTTAGGTAGGTTATTAGAGCCAATGCTTGTTTTGTATCAATGGAAGGGCTTTAATATATATCAAATATCTGCTCTTAAAAATCCAATTAGTGTTCAGGTTGCTACTTATGGCATATTGGGCCAACTAACTAAGAGTAATGAGGATTTGAGACAAACAATATATACAAGTGTTGACTCAGGTACTCCAACGGCTAAAGTTGTCACCAATAATAGTTCATATCCTGCATTGCGCAAAGCATCATATGAATTTAAACACAGATCGGGTTCTTCAGAATTTGAATTTGATATTGATCCGACTGTAACATTTAGAGATCAGGTAGATTTTAATGGCTCTAATTCTTATAGAACGTCTTTAGATTTTGCGGGTAATGGAGATGAGGTAATAAACTTTTCAGGATTTTATGAAACAACAAGCGATACCAATAAGGCTAAATTTGCTGTTAGGTCAGATAACTTAGCTTTAGACACTGATTATACTTGGCAAAGACCTGTTGACCACAGTGGGGTTAGTAATGCGACATCAAGCATTAATACAAGTAATGGTGAATTATCATTGTTTGCAGATAATTATAGTGTTGGAGATCCTGTTATGTTACAGTCAGTAGGTGGTAGTTTGCCATCAAATATAAGCGAATCACAAACATACTTTATAGTTGATAAAGATGATACTGCCGATTTGATTAAAATATCAGAGCAGGATGGAGGCTCAGTTTTAATACCAAATGATACAGGATCAGGAACAATATGGGTAACAGTTATTACGCTAACACAAAACACAGAGCCATACTTAGCGGGATATAGGGCAAGATTATCATTTGAATCAGATGAGTTACCAACAATAACAGATTCTGATATTGAGATAATTTTACTTAAAAACAATGTTTTACTTGAAGTGTGGTATAACATGAACGTGTTTATTGAAAACCCTACACAAGCAGGTGAATCTATTGAATACCGACTTACTCAGGATAATCTATACCCCGAAACATTTAGGTTAAATGATAGTTACTTTGGTGATGGGCCGTTTCTATATTCTAAAAGCTCTTACAGATATTCAATCAATGTATCTGATATAACAACAGGATGGAGAAGGCGTGGAGATACAACTTATATTGACTATTCAAGATTGAGGCTTAATGAGATATTAGATTATCAAAGAACAAGGCAATTAAAAAAGAACTTCAAATTATGGGGTGAATTTGACCCAATTAAAGTATCTGTTTATGAAGGTGACAATTTTATGTATGTAGGTGGAAAATATAATGGGAGATGGTCACCAATAACGGTAAAAATAGAGGAAAATAAAGATGTCTGATTCATTTGAAACCGTAATAAAATCAGACCCGCTAATTCAGGTAACTGCATCTGAAAGCAATGTACCATCGGGAACTTATTTTCGTGTTGAAAACAATCTATCTGAGGGCAATTCATCAACGATTATATCTAACTTAGGGATTACCGCAAGCGCATCAGAGCTTAACATCTTAGACGGTGCTACGTTATCCACAGCGAACTTAAACAACATAGACGGGCTGACCGTTGACTTAGGTACGTTAACAGCCACAGCGACCGAATTAAACCGCTTAGACGGAACCCTTGCAACTGTACGGAGTAACTTAGGTGTAGATGAATACACTTTTTCAGGGTTTGATGCAGGGACTCCCGTGTCAACAGATTTAGACTTTGGTGGAGAAGTATCTATTGTGGGTTCAGATGATATTAATGTGAAAGCAATATCATTAGACTCTTCAGCAATTGAGTACACTATAAGCTATGCAGGAGACCCTCCTGTAGATAAATACATAGATTCAGGTACTCTTACCTTAACAGATATAACCAAAGAATTAAGTCTTGGTTATAATTCAGGAGCAGGTACAGTAGAAATTGATCTAAGTGCTTTTGGAGATTTATCAAGACAAGACACCATAAATAACTCAGATTGGTCAGGTACAGACCTGTCTATTGCTAACGGTGGTACAGGTGCAAACACGGCAGGAACAGCTCGATCAAACTTGGGTGTAAATGAATACTCTTTCAACAGCAATTCTCTTAATTTTGGTGGTAATGTTTTCATAACAGGGGATTCGGATATTGATGTTCAAGTAAATCCAACATCTTCCAATATTCAATATACTATTAGGTATGTAGGCGAACCTCCTGCATTTAATGACACCTATATCTCATCAGCTAATTTTTATGCAGATGGAAGTGGTTCTTGGGATTTAGGTATGTTTCTTATTTACAGTGATAGCAAGCCTGACATTGAGGTTAATATGGAAGCATTGGATAGTAGGTATGCTGAATTAAGTGGGGCTACTTTTACGGGTGCTTTAAAATCTATCAATAATAATTATATCACATCAGGTAAATCAGGAAATACACATCTTGCGGGGTTTGGCATATCGAATATAACGGATGAGTTTGTTTTTGGTGGGAGCACGTCAGGAAGCACTACTTCTCTTGACACATATTTAAGAATAGCACAGGGAAATAAGCTTCAATTTATTTCAAGCGGGAGCACCAAAACGGTTTGGCATTCAGGGAACCTCACAAGCGGACAAATATCTAATTGGAACCAAGCATACGATAACTACATCGTAAGTTTAACAGGTAGTGGAAACAGTACATTATTTCTTAATCAAAGAGATGGTGGAACTATAAGCACAAACCTTTCACACACTCATTCACAATATTATGAAGCAAACGATAATGTAAGTTTTGGAACAGGTAGTTTTAGTGGGTTAATAAAGGCAGACGGAAATTCCAATTTTAATAATCAATTACAGGTCAGACGAGATTCAACAACAGGTGGTGGCATAACATGGGGATTTGCACCAAGTACAGATCATACAGGATATACGGGTAAAGACTCGCTTAGGATAACCCCATCGGGAACGACAGGTGTAGTTAGCATTACTGAAGATGGTGATATAAGTGCTTCAGGACAAATTAGATCAGTAGGAATCAATTACGCATCAAACCACGTAGGAACTTCTGACAGGAGATTAAAGACAGAACATCAACTCTTAGACCCGATGTTTATTATTCGTAATAGTGGTGAATTGTATTCCTACAAAAAAGAAGGAATTGAAGGCAGAGAAGTAGGGCAATTTGCTCAGGATTTATTACACGCTACTGATTTAGTAGGCACCATGAAGCATGATAAGTACGAAGAGATATACACTCTGTCAGGACTCTCAGTAGCATCAGTAGCTATGCAAGGAGTAAAGCATGTGGATAATGAAGTGCAACAGCTTAAAAGAAGAGTACAGGAATTAGAGCAGGAAGTACAAGAACTTAGGAGGGCAGGATAATGGCATTATCATCAGACCCAACAGGTACAGAGATTTGGGCAGAGTTTGACTCCAACTCCAAACCATCTAAACCATCAGGTACTACCTATTCTTTGGATGATGCTCACGAACAAGTATTTGGAGCAGGGGTTCACAACAGGCTTGATTTTGCTAACACAGGGCAACCCACTGGAGATACCTTATCTGCCCAAGCCGTAGATGAGGACTCAGCTAATTTGAGAGCTTCCCTTGATATGAATGGAGTTGGGGGTACTTACTATTTTGAATGGGGGGAAGGTAATTATAACAACAGTACAACACCAACAGATATTTCAGGTTCTCAACTTGTTTCTGAGACTATCACAGGACTTTCAGATAATACGAATTATCAATTTAGAGTAGTCTTTTGGAATGGGTTTAACTCAGCTTCTGCTGACAGAAACGTAGGTTCCCAACAGACCTTTACAACGACCACTTCAAATACTACCCCTTACAACCTAAACGCATCACAGCAAAATTTCACTGAACCTGTAACAGTACAAGCAACTTGGGATAACGCCACTTCCGCAGGAATTATAATTGAATGGAGAAAGAATGGAAGCTCATTAGGAACCACTTCTCTGTCAGGAAATACCACAAGCGATACTCAGGGTGGATTTGTCAGTGGAGATAATGCTTCATTCAGATTAAGATATTCAAGTGGAGATACTTCTTGGACAGATTGGGTGGGTACATCAGTTTTTGCCAGTAGTTAATATCAATCAAACACACAAAACCATGGAAACATTTGTATTAGTAACAATCGTAGTGGCATCAATTATAGCATTCGGTGCGGGCTATGCTTTCGGAAGAAGAAATAGAACCACCAACAATTCCCGTGCAGGAAGCGGACGAAGTGGAATCAACCGAAATCAGACGACCGATAATCGGTAATTTTTAAACTCTTAATAATAGAACAATGAACATTCGTAAAAATGAAAACTCATACATACTCAGCTATAACGAGATTGACGGCAGTGGGAACGTAACACATACAGAAATGTCTGTACTGTTTGAAGATCCCGATTGTGAAACTAAGGTGGAAGCCTTGATCGATGAGAAGTCTGTCGATTATGCCGAGATCACCAAGCGAAATGCCTTGCGTAATTTCGAGAACCTTAAAAAATAGATATGCCCCCGAAGGGGCTATCCGTTTAGTAGTTGTAAGTAAATGAACCGACTTTCATAAGTAGTTAATTGCTTCGGTTGCAGTAACTTTAACAGTGTCAAATGATTCATCGGATGATGTTACGTTACATCCTGTTATAATGAACAGTGCGAATATAAATGTTAAGTATTTCATTGTTTTTTTGGTTTGGTTGTGTCCTTATCGGACGTTTCTATTTTATCAACTTTATCCTTGAACTGCTTCATAATCTGCTCTATCTGAATATGAGCTTGCTTATTTATTTGAAGGTTGCCAAGTGATTGCTCTAATTGCTTAATGAGTTCTTCCATAATTCTGTATTGCTGATTTTAGTGTTATTACTGTTTCTTTGTTTGATTGAAATACTAAATGATCAATTTCGTAATAGTACACCCCGTTTTGCCTTATCCACCGTAAGGGGCGGTTGCTTTCCTGACTAATATCTGTATGTAAGCCCACCACAGGCTCACCACCGACTTTCCAGTCGAAATACATACCAACACCCCAAAAGGGGAATGTAGTCGCTATACGCCAAAGCTCGAAAGGATTAGGCTGTGATTGTTTCCACTTCGAGTATAGAACTTGATCAAAGGCTAATCCCATTCCATGAGTCCCGTTATCATCTCTATATGCACTTGTTATCAAAGTGGGGTAATTATGCCAAGCTCTGAATTTGCAAAGCATTTCAACAGCCCTTAGTGATAACTTCTTAGGATCACCATCGGTTACAAGTCCACGTAATTCATCTTTGGTAAATGTACCGTACTTCGCTAATAGGTTTGTTAGCTCTCTCATTAGTCGTTATTAATATGATGGTTTACTGTTGATCTGTCTATACCTAAATAATCAGCTATCTGCTGTTGGGTATATCCCATGTAATCGTAATATACTTTTCTTACAAACTTTTTTTTCATTAATGGTATCCCACCATAACGAGCCTTACTAAATAATAAATGAACTTCATTGCCAAACATTTTTTTAGCTATGCAATCAAGTCGGTTGTTTTTTATAGCAAGCTCTCCAATACAAGGAACTGTTTCAACTTCAAGTATCTGCTTAATCATTACACCGCTTTAAAAATGGAAATTTATTCGGATCTTTACGCTTGGCTTCTTGCCATGATCTTTCCCAAGCAAGCACATTGCAAGGTGTTCTATAACCATGTTCGACTCTATCGCTTCCTTGCGTTAATATATACGCCTCAAAGGCTTCTTTCTTAATTCGGGCTATTGAGTCCATATCTTTGTCTTTTTATGAATTGATTTTCTGCCATCATTAGGATCTTTTATTTTTTCTATCGCCCCCGCATTTTGTAGGTACCTAATTCTTGCATAAACTGATCGTTTAGACGGCTTAGTAAGTCCTCTTTCATTACACATAACCTCATAAACATCTTCAACCCTAAATTCATAAGGGAGATGATTAAGGGTTTTTTTTATCCTTTCTATGCTTATATTATTTTTAGATTTATATTTTGCATCTATATGATGTTTAAAACTCATAATCCACTCCAATATAAAGCCAATATGGTTGATATGATAACAACTATAATAGCCGTGTAGGTTAATGTTTTAGTTATCCACTTTGGTTTATTGTGTATCTCGTATAATCTAAAGCCTATCATTGATAGAAGTAAGGCTCCTATTATAGTCAAAGCGCCCGTCCAAATTAGTATGTATGTAGCTATTTCATTCATTTTCACGCTCCTTTAGTTTATCAGGATTTGTATGCTCTAATTCATGGCATCCTGTTTCACCATCGTTTCTTATCCAAGTGCTACACAATAAACGGATATTTGACTTAACAAACTTTAAATCAGGTCTTGCGCCTTTGCTTTTAATATGAGCAAAAACGTGAGCTATTGGCTCCCGTATTGGATAACCGCAGATACTACAAACATGCGGTCTTTCATTCCATATCTCCCAATACAGTTCCTTTAGTTTACCCATTTAACAACCTCACTACATTTTCAACGTCATCACTTTGACAAACAATACCGTTCATTTCAAATATAACAGTCCAACTTGAAGCGCCTGTTTTCTTATACAGTATAGCCCAAGCCTTACCTTTAGGAGTTTCTTCTTTAGCCGTTGCAATCCATTCTTTTACTTGCTTATGCCATAGTTCGGCTTTATATCCGTATTTAACTTCAAATCGTATCTTCTCAATGTCTGTAAGTATGTCAGCGCTTGTTCTATCGTCTCTAACGCCTGAATACTGCTGTGAGCGCCTTGCACTCCAACCAAATGACTTTAAGAGCTTACAGGCCATCCTTTCGCCTCTTTTACCTTTTTGATTTGCGTTTGACATTATTCCACTTCCTTATAACTTCTATGAGCCTGAATATCTTTGATCGCTGAAACAGATTTATCGTATTTATCAGCATAGCCCTCTTCGCTAAGTTCACCGCTTCTAATATCTCTTACTTCATCATTAGTAAGCCGTGTTTGGTTTGAACTTGATTGCTTCCAACTGTGGGGTATTGGTATGGTGTAATTTGAGAAACTGCTCATTCTATTTCCTCCATTACCTTCATTATGCTTTCTTTGTCAGGCATAACGCATTTATCCCCATTGTAAAAAAATCTACGCCCATAAACAGCGTTTTGCTTTTCATCTGTTAATGTAGCCCTCTCACAAGCCTCTTCAAGAGCTTGCCGTACTGCTTCTTTCATGCA